GGGTCAAATTTCGGGCAAAATACTTGTTGTTTTTCAGCAACAAAAAAGTAGTACTAGAGTATTACCTTTTTCTGCCTGATTTTTAAGCAATTTTGGGCTAAATTACCAGGTGCTTGAAATAGCCGTAATGCTTTTCCAAGGTCCACGTGGCAGGGTCAATTGTAGTTCCGTCGTGTGTTTGATACTCGGCAGAAAATACATTTGTGTAACGAGTGAAGGGCAACCACATGTCAGGGGTTTTGGCGGCCCACCCTGCATCTTTGAGTGCCATGTGTTTTGAACGGCTCAAACGAACTGTGGGTGCGTTGAGCGCCTGTTCAACTGTGATGTTGCCGGCCAACAGCAAATCGCGGATACGACTTGCGGGTATCAAGTGTTCAAAATCACAGTCCTCATCTGCACCAACTTCGTGATAGTGTGCCAACATGCCATTACGTTGTTGAATACAGTATTCGTGATATCTACGCAAATACGTGTCAATGTCGTTGCGAATCTCTCGAAGCAACTGTTGGTCATTTTGCACGGTGGCGTACTCGGCAACCAAACGTACCAAGTTACGAGTACAGTAACTGGCCACAGTTGAATAAGTTTCAGCGGTACGTTTGGTCTTGCCGTACACCGGCGCCGTAAATTGTTCGAGAGATTCTTTTAACATATTAGGCCTTGGGGAATATTCCACCGGCAACATTGCCTTCTTCAATACCCATTTTGGCACCTTCACCGTGATATGGCAAGTTCAATGCGCCACCTGCACGAATATGCAATTCACGCATGAAGTTACTCATAGCACTAGGAGCACTCCAGGTAGAGCCGGGCTTGACATGATCCCATTGTGTTTTGGCCTTGGCATGCAAGATGTGCGAGCTCTTGAATGTGGGCTTGATACTTTCTAGTAGGGTCTTCATCCAATCCTTAGGTAATCGATCCGCAGGGTTGGTACTGGAGATGCGATGCAATTCATACAGACCAATGAACACACCTTGATCAATTTCTTCTTGTTTTTCAAACACTGCGGTGATTGCTTCAAGTATGCTGTACAAGGTGTTGCCGGTGTCATCGACTTCAATGGCCTTTTGAGCATACTTGAAGTGACTCATGTAGTATTCGTTGTCACCACACAGATTCTCACTGGCACGACTGTTTTTGTCTTGCAAGTCAATGCCTGCACGATCAAATTGATCTTGCATGGTACGAGCACGAACTACCTTGACATCACGGCTACCATTTTTATAACGCACCAAGGCATTACGATGCAAGTCACCCGGAGTCAGTCGTTTGACACCAGTATCGTTGAGCATTTCAAATGCGTAGGAAGCAAAATTGGGATCATCTGTTTCTACCACAGCACAGGGAATTTCTGTGAAGCCCAATAGCCCTGCGGCAATGGTGCGGTGTTGTGCGTCATAGAGATAAATGTTTGACTCGCCAATCATCTGGCAAGCAGATCCGGGACTACAAATACGTGGATCCCATTTCTTCATGATGTTGATGATGTGCTTGTGAATCACATCACGTTGTACTTCATAGTCAATCCAAAGATCTTCAATCTTCAGCATTGCACTGGTGGGGAATCGATGGGATAGTGCCTTTGCACGGGCTCGCCATGCGGCCAGGTCTTTGTCTGTTACACCGTAGTGTGTTTTGAGTTGTTGCTCGACTTCGGCGATTACATCCGTGAGCTTGCGTGTGAGGCGTTTTGCGGCCATGATATTTTCTTTTCCTTCTTTACCCGTACAATACGGGATTGGTTGATTGTTCAATGCGACCATCGCGTTAAACAGTAGTAACTATAACACAATTGCCTTTTCGTGTCAAGTACTATTTAAGTATTACTTTTTAAGTTGTCTAAATATTGCCCAAGATCGCCGGCGTGTAATTGTAGCATGACTGCATCAGTTTCACTTGCCACCACAAGGTGCGTTAGGTCCTTGATGAAATAAGGTTCTTGTAGCAGTCGTTCCAGCTGTAGTAGATGCTTGGTACCAATTTTGTGTGATAACTTTACTTCGTGGTAAGGCCATTGACTATGTTTCATGGTCCATTGATAACCAGTACGGGTCAATCGCAGACTGTTGTGATTGGTGGGGTTATACCACCATTGATACTCTACTCCGACGAAACGTTCAACAGGATATCCAGCCGCGATAATAAATCGTTCCTGGAACTCTTGTTGCTTATGGATAGATGCGTTCACCTTCTTTTAGTAACACCACTGTGAACTTGTCGGTCTTGAATAATACATTGAGTTTTTTGCACAGGTTGATGGCATGACCTGAATTTGAGAAGCTGACTTTTTTGTATTTGGGACCAGGATACGATACCAGTATGTTATGTGTTTTTAAATTGATGGGTTTGCCATCGTAATGAACTGCCCAAATGCCTTCGCTGGCCAACACCTGATCTGCTTTGTAGGTTGTTTTATTCACATGCTCAACAAGCACGGTTGGTTTTGGTCTTGACATTTTCGGTGTTCCTCGATACTATTATTTATCTCAATAACTATGTAGTTTATTTGAAACCACCACCATCCACATCCAATTGAATGACATTGTTGCCGGTATTTTCCATTTTGGCAGAGATTTCAGTTACCAAGGCCAACACAGCAAAAATATCTGAGTGTAGGCTACGAGCATCTTGTGCAGACATGGTCAACTCACGACTGTGTGTTTGATTCATTGCTTTGATACGATCGTTAAAATTCTTGATATGAATACTGACATTATCCATTTTGTTTTCCTTTGGCTTGGAGCTCACTTTTAAAAGGCCCTTGGTACTCGTATCTATTTAAGGTGATCAACTTGGGACAAAACTCATGTATCCAAGTTTGATTATACTTGATCATGTAATGGCCTGCACAGAAAAAACTACGACTCTTGGCACTCTTACTGTATATGGGCAGTCGACGTGCCACGTCATAGATTTCGTTGTGGCTCTTTGAATTGCACGGATATCCATACACATCACCTGTGTTGACTGATTTGTCTCGGGCCGGTTTGGTAAATTCAATATTGTACTTTTTGCTGATCATTTTGATACTACTAAATCGCTCACGCTGGTCATCGTGTACATAGGCATAGCCGCCTTCTTCAATGGCCTGTATAGTGGCCACCTTGTGACCTGACGTTTCCACAATCCAGTATTTGTTTTTGACCACGGGTCTTGCGATTGTTTCACTCATATTATTGTTTCATCCTATGCATTGTAATAATTTTACCCAACTCTCTATCAAAGTCCTCTACACCGTCGGGGATAATGTAGAGCTCTTCTCGTTCGTACCCACTGAGTGTGATTTGACTTTTTTCTCGCACATCTTCAGTCACTGTGATAATGGTGCCACCATTGGCTGGTGTGATTTTGAATGTTATTCCAGGTAAGTTCATTTTGTTTCTGTTGGTATCAATTGAAAATGCACCCGATAGTGCACCTAATGGAACAGCACCGTAACCAGTGGCTTGATTGAATCCTTGGCCTTGATGTACGCTCATGCCTTCATCAGCTCCATGGCCACTATTTCGCCGATGCGCTGAGCAACATCTTCGTCATCGTGTATCACATGCACAATCTCATTGTTGCGATCCTTTTGTCGATCGTAATTTCTTGTAGTGACCACAATGCCGCCACGAGCCGGGGTGATGCTGAGTCTGATAGGTGTGTCAAACTCACTGCCTAGCACAGCCATTGTGTCCGGGCGAACTTTGACATCTTCATCATGGTGTAACCAATTTCTAACCCAACTTCTAAAACTCATATTTGATCCTTTTTGTTTAAATCGCAATCGCAAGGTCTTCGCCCCTGCTGGCAGTTGCCTGAACAGCCGGGCTCTGCATAGTAAACGTAAAAATACAGTGCCACAAAAAATGTAGCCACCATGATCAGCATGTTGATCAAATCCCAATCCGTTTTCATGCTTTTGTTCCCTCTTCTACCAATGCCGTCACAACCTGTAGTCGTGCTTCGGCTTCTTTCAAGTGGTCTATGGCATCGGCTAAGACCGGATGCTTTTTAGCCAGGCTCTTTAACCGAGCTTCTTCTTGCATTTTGCGTTCAACCCACATGATAGCACTGTCAGCATTATGCTGTAGACTGATCATGGCTGATCCATTGCCGCCGATTGGTATCCAAGAAGAGCCACCATCGTACACTTCAAATTGATTGTTGTTCCATCGCACCATGCCGGCACTGGGTCGGCTCATGTCAATATAAGGTGTGTTGTAACTTTGCCCAGTAGTTTCAACTTTTAAATAAGGTCCGTTGGCGTACATAGTTTTAATCATGCAAATACCATCCATGCAATGAAAATATATGTGAGTTGATGTGCCATTTGGTCAGCACCAAGATGGGTCCAAAACTCTTTTGTTTTAATGTTGCCATTACCATATCGTATTTTGGCCCAATCAACATGATAATGCAACACAAAATCCATCAAGCCCATCAGCATGGCAAACGGAATATAATCAACCCCGGTGATGACCACGCAACAAAACACCGTTGCCAACCCGTGTTTGATACTGTGATTCATCCCGGTTTGATCGCCGTAGATGCCTTTGCTGGCTATTTCTTCCGTGGTTTGATCAACAAAATCCACATACCAATGCTTGAATTGCAATAGTACCAGTAGAAATAGTATTTGTTCAACCATATTATTGGCTCATGCTCTCCAAGGATTGTCGCCACATGCGTTCGTCAAAACTTTCTTCTTTGTTGATCACTTTTTTTAGAATTAGTTCAACATATTGATTAAGGGTGATATCACGCTCGTGTGCTTGTCGCATCATTTCAAAAATCAAATCGTCATCTAAGTCCAAAGGAACATCTACACGACGGTCGTAGTCTTCCCCGGCAAAGATGGCCTGCGCCTTGGCCAACCAGTCTGCGTCGGTTTCTAAATCCACGTAGTCAACATCATCCCATGCTTCTCGACGACTGACACCGCGCTGTTTGGCTTCTTTCTTATTGGCTTTGGCATAGTCTGGGTTGATCACACGATAGGCACGATTGTGAACATAATCGTGTGCTTGTACTTCGTACACCACCTGTGTTTTGGTGTCAAACACGATGGTAAAACTGTGACCATCTTGACTACCGTTCCACGAATCCAACATGTGAGCGTTGGGTCCATAACATTGCCAACCGTAGTCGCTACCTTCGGTGATACGATAGCCCACAGTTTCCATCCATTGTTTAAGAGAGATCATTGTTTGTTTCCTTGCGTTGTTGTAATACAATTTCAAGCCAACCCACTACGGCAATTAGCCATCCGGTTCCGCTGGGCATGCCCCATGTGGCCACCGTCATGATGATAGACATTATTAAAATAGCAATAGACAGTATTTCTTTAACTGTTTTTAACATTCTGGATAACTCCTTGATAAAAAATCCACATGACTTTGTGCATTGTCGCTGATGCGTTTTAAGTCATACTTGCCACAAAACTTTAGGAACTTGGTGCCAATCTGTGCAATTGATTTAACCACACTATTTGTGGCAATGGTGTCGGCAATAAGCTGTTTGATGTTGTCGGGCTGTGCAGTGAGATCAACCAACACACGATTGCGCTCATAGTCATCCAACACACGATGTTCGATACCATTATGGTCAACCCAACGTTGCAACATCATATTGTTCCAATTGAAGCCTTTGCTTTCGCGGTCCGCAAACGCTTCTTCAAGCCCAACCTTCTTTGAAGAACCTTTAGTGCGTACACCAGGGTAGGCCGAGAAGATGTTGTCGGTGGGGTCTCCACGCATACACTTTTCGAACAGTATCCATTTAGGATCTGGAATAGTTTTTGCTTCTTTAGTTTTTTTATCTTTGACTGGGGCACCCTTTTTGTCAAAGATCCCGCTCGTGGTGTGTAACTCATCTGTGATTCCGTTGTACTGTTTTACATTGTGGGCCAGCAATTGATAGAAGTCGGTGTCTGAACTTACAATGATGTGTTCATCTCCAGGATGTGCTTGAATCCATCCTGCCACCAGGTCATCCGCTTCGAGCTGGCTGTGCTGGAGAACAGTACAATTGGACTTTTCCGCGACGAACGTTTTGAGCTCATCAAAAGCCTCCCAAAATAGTCGATCTTCTTCTTGTTCCGTTTCGGTGAGCGAGGCACGGGCAACTGCTCGATTTTTCTTGTACGGCTCATAGTAGTCCTTTCGCCATGAACGACCTTCTAAACAGAATATGACATGATCAGCCCGCTGATCGCGAAATGCTTTTGCAACACTACTCAGTGTGACATGTATGGCAAACCCAAGTCGGTCCCATGTGTCACTCTGACGATGTGCCGCATGACGGGCACGAAAAAAGGTATTTGCTGTGTCCACAATAAGATATTTCATGTAGTTATAATAGCATATTATTCTTTACGAGTCAAGCACATTTGAACAAGTTGGGTATATAAATGTTCGGCCCAGGCGGCATGTGCATCGGCACCAAAATGGTAACCACCGTCTCTTACCGGTTCAAAACCATGTGCTAGACACCATTCGTAGTAGGTACCTTGGGGGTTGTAGGGTTCGAGATACGAGTTGTCCCATGTGTATGTTGGTCCGAGATGATCTGCGTCAAAGTGACTGTAGGTATTAAAGAATAAATGTCTAATGCCCCGACTTTTTAAATCCAAATGAAATTGGTGTATTTTGCTGTGTGCCTGACGCATTTCATTGCGCCAATCTAGTTCGGCAACGAATTTAGGATATTGATCCTTTAACCATTGGGGCCAATCCACACCAACACCACCGGCGTTGACTTGCCAATTGATACCAGTTGCCGGATCATTGAATTCTTTGCGTTCCCATGTACTCCATCCTATCACAACAAAGTCTGCATGCTGTGGCGCACGCTCGTGCCAACCAGCGACATAATTCCATGTAGTTCGTATAATTCGATGATTACTACTTGCACTCTCGGCATCACAATATAGAGTGCAGTTCATCTTATTGGCCAGTATCTGCCCATAACTAACTGCCAAGTTATCTGGATGTGGTCGCCGCCCCAGCTTGCGATATTGGCTATCGTCTTCGGCAAAGCAATATGTATTAACTACTTCTGCCCCGGCACTATGACTGTCACCATTGACGTAGAGTATCATACAATTTCCATCCAAGTATGGTCTCCCATGTACCGCACCTGCATTAGATATTCGTAACTATCCGGAGCGCCGGTGTTCCAGTCCGAGGGACCAGTCATGACCAATAGTGTTTTTTGTCGTCTAGTGTCCCATACCAACCAATAGGCATTGCCCATTACAACTTGGAACTGATACTCTGCGGCATGTACCGCATCAGCAACATCTAGTCTACGCTTGATGTCGTCGGCTTGTCGTTGCAACACTGTGACCAGTTCCATGATACGATCATATTCTTGCTGGGCATACATCCTGGCATGATTGATCATGAGATCTTTTTGTTGTGTAACAGGAACTAGATCAAACTTGGGTCCTAGTGTGCTGGTGGCGTAGGGCGTTATGTTCCTATTGAAAAAGTTCACCACAGTATTGCCCGTGACAATGTCAAAACTGTCACGTCCCCGGGCGCTGTTTAGTTCGTCGTCACTCACGATATGCAGGATTAGGAAACTCTAGTTCAAAGATGTGATAAGTGTTGTAGGCCGCATCGGTATCTTTTAAGGTTTCCATTGTGCGATTATGCTCGGCTTCCTGCAGGGTTGGGTATACGCCTGTGCCTACATAGTGGTTACCACTGGCAATATTACCGCATGAGTTAATATTCAAACCGTTCTTGGTTGACATTCTCAACAGTTGATAGTACTTTATAGTCAGTGGAGGCTTGATGGGTTCCATAATTAACTCACTGAAGTCTTACCGTTGCCTAAATCTTCTTGTGTTGGTGCACGGCCACCATTGGGTTGGTTGGCAGCCCATTGTTCGTAGTTTTCTGCTAGAATGTTACGGCAAACATTTTGGAACCACTGGTCCACCAGATCAGCATCTGTTTTACCTTTGTAACCTGCTCTACTCAAATTGGCAATAAACTTGTCGTTCCAGTCCAGTTCAAATGCACCGTTGCCGATGTTATCGGGATCAAGTTCTACGCTGATCACGCTGACCCAAGGCTCGCCTTTTTCTGTGGCCATGTCCTTGGGGCTTTTAACTGCAAACTCTACTTTCTTAGTAGCGGTCTTTTTTGCAGGAGTCTGCTTTGCCGCCGTCTTTTTAGCGGGAGTTGTTTTCTTCGTCACCATTTAATTTTCCTCTAATAGATATACGGGATCTGGGTCCACTGCACACGTTATTGAAAGGCGCGGGGCAGCCTCTGAGTGATTCACAACCTGATGTAATTCTCTTACACGAAGCACAGTGGGTTGGTTGATTGTGATTTGAGCTTCTAATTTAACATTGTCGATGCTGTGATATGCATAGTTGATGCCATTGGGTAATGTTTTAACAATAGGTTCCCATTTAACAGCACTAAAAAATCTAGTTTCGGATTCTGAACAATTCAACACAGGAAAATTAATACGTGCCGTACGTTCTGGAAAACCTTCTATATAATCAAGATCCTGATGTATATTTGACTCTTTGGGGAACAGTACTAAAAAAGAAATTCTTAATAGATTAAATCCTGCCTTTTGAAATAACGGATCAAGTTGATTGTAACAGTATGCGTGATCTTTCCTATTAAGAATATTCCAAAAAACACTTTTATTGAGAATGTGAGTCTTGCTCTGCACGAATTTATGTATATTCGCCACAGCAAGTTCCCAACCTTCTAACTCAATATGTTTGAAATACTCCAATTAATTTCCTTTAATTTTCCAGAACAGGTGTTCGTGTCGGTCGTGCCATCTGTATTCAAATAATGCACCACCAGGACCTGTATTAACACTGGCACCTCGATAAGCATACTCAAACCATAGAGGCTTTTGTGTTATATAGCATTTGGTTGGCCACCACACAAATTTAAGTTCCCACCCAATACAACGACGATCGAACGCATCATCTGACTCGTATGCATAACTACCTGCTCCGGTACCAAACATTATTTAGGTTCCCCATTCGTTCTTGAAGAGTGGCACTTGTAATCTATCACTGTACCGCCAGCCTTTTCGCATTGCCATTTCTGCCACTGCTCTATTATTAAGATGGTACACCCGTTCAACACCACCAACAGGCATGACATACACATGCCCTGTAAAACCCATCGCACGATATTCATCTACTGCCCTTTCGGCGTCTGCTAAGTCTTGTTCTGTTGCTATGACAAATTTCAAATATGCCGTGCCAAACCATTCGTATTGACTCACAACATCTGGGCAGATAGCATCACTCCAACTTTCACCACTACACGGAAGTTTAGCACTCACACTGAATGTGATTTCTCGTCGATGTTGTTTTGACCATTTGAACAGGTATGACCTAAAGTCATCACTTAGTCGTTGAGTGCCATTGGTCTCAAATGTGATCTCTTTCAATCCGGCCATGGCAGGATGTTCCAACAAGTCTTCATATGCTCGTTGCCAACCCAGCAAAGGTTCACCGCCGGTGATTACGAGATGTTCGTCGCACCATTCCTTGTGCGGTAGCGTATCCACAATAGCAAGGGCAACTGTATCAGTATCCAGTACAGGAGATAAATGCTTAAAGCGAGGATCCCAACTAGCGTAACTGTCACAACCTGTAGACACAAGAGGAAGGGATTTGTAGTCGGTATAGTTAGTAGGATCAATAAGTTCTGCTTCATTGCTAAGTTCTCCAGGCATCATGCCAAAACCTTGGCATTTAAAGTTACATCCAAAGGTACGCAAGAACACACTGGGTATACCCATGTACCTGCCCTCGCCCTGTATGCTATAAAATAATTCTGCTACTTTGAGTTTACTCATATATTTTTGACCATTTCCGAAGTTTGTCTTTTTTGTTTTGTTTGTATTGATCCAGGCGTGACTGATCGATCACGTCTTGTTCCAATAAGATATCCACCAGTGCCAACACATCTCCTATTTCCATTTCCAACATGGTTCTATGAGTGTGTTGCATGTCGGATCGGAAGTGTGCAGTATCTAGGCCAAAGCGGCGAATTTTACTGACCTCCACAATGACTTCTGCACATTCTTCTTGCAGGATGCCCAAGGCTTCTTCTGTTTTATTATTCATTACGTGTTCCAATGTCTAATAACACCTGCTACAATAAAGCAGTTGGTTACGATGTATGTTAACACAATCACGGTACGAATGCAAGCAATACGATCTGCTTCTTTGTCCGTATTACCGGACTTTTCGCCCAGGGCTTTGGCCCAAAGTCTCCAAAGTGTTTTCATTGCAGATGATCAATGTTTTCCTGATGCAAGTACTATCCGGCAAATGTGTTCTAATCGTTCAATGTGTTCGTAAGCTCGCCATGGACTTGTGTCGATGGCCACAACTCCGTGCCCTTTGATACCCACTATGTCATAGGCAATGTTGCCTTGATCATCTAATTCTAATCTATAGTGACACTGGTCAGCAAGTTCTTGGCTGATTGGTTTCACATCTCCCACATTGGGTGCTACTCGTGTGTAACGGTTCAGTTCCGGAAAACTATCACTGATGGTACTGAGATCAATACCGGCATGCATGGCCGCAATACAGTAAGTGGGATGAACATGTACAACTACACGAACTTCGCCATGGTGTTGACCCATTGCTCGTTGCAGTCCAAAGTGTAGGGGAATCTCTCCACTGGGCCGTAGATTCTTACTGATATCAGTATAGTCCAATTCCATCCACTTTTGATCATAGATACCAATCTTCTTAAACTGATCTGGCTGTAGGGTTTGTTTGCGTACACCCGACGGTGTGATGTAAAAATGATCACGGTCATGATGGCGAATACTCACATTGCCATCACGACTGGTAATCCAATTGCGCTTGTAAGCATCTTCTAGTACTTCACATATGGTTTCTAGCATCTATTAGCCTTCGTAGATGGCACTGTTCGCCCCATGTTCGGCACATTCCACACGAACACAATAGCAACGATTGTTGGTCTTTTCTCTGATCAAAGCGTCAGCAAAGCGGAATGCATGTTCGGCAAACTTTTCTGCACCAACACCATCGAAGATTCTAATCTCTGCTAGGTCTAATGCTTCTAGTTCTTGGAATTTGGCCAAGTGTGGATCTGCCTTATCTAAGGCCAACTTGTGATCAAAGTGATCTTCCAACCAAGCCTTAAGACCTTTGAGTCCGCCAAAGTCCACTGCCCAGTTCTTGTCATCTAGTGTGTCACAGCCAAATGTGAATGTGAATGCTAGACTATAGCCATGTAGTAAGTGACAATGACTGTGATCTGCATTGGGTTGTCTGAATACGGCACTTAGTCCAATGTTGTGCCCGTAGTGTTTCGTTGAATAATATTTTGCCATGCTGTTTCTCCTATGTTAATTGTAGCATAGGCTGGCAGAGTTTGTATACCGGGATGAAAGCCAAAGGCCGGTTTATTAACATTACTTATCTTTTGTTAATGTCTTGATTAGTTCTTGTTTAGACCATTTGCAGTTGATTTCTTTTGTGAGATTAAAGTATTTTCCAAATTTGTCATTTTCCAAATTAATTTTTCTTTTAACCAAATCGGTAATTGGTACCAATGGTGGATAATATTTAGGCCTGTATGGCACACACTCGTATAATTTTGTTCTAGATCTAGAATTGTCTAGAGTGGTATCTGAATACACAGCAGTAGATAAAACTAATTCGGGGGTATAGAAGAAAAATCCAATTGAATGTGATGGGTATGTCAAGTCCGTTATAAATTGTGTAAAACCTATCTCGTATATTTCTCCGATGGTATCATAGAAATCTACAGTTTGTTGTTGTATGGTTGGTTCTCCGTGTAGCAACATACCGTTGTGCGATTTTGCCAGTTCAACTAGATAGCAAGCAATAGTATTGGAAATTACTGGCATTCTATAGCGACTGGCTAAAGTTTTAGCAAGGATTAAAAATTCATCATTGTCGTCTTCCATGTTGACGATCAAGGGTTTAATACCATGTAGGTCGCACCAGTGTAGTGCATAAAAATGTTCTCGGGTTCTTTTAAACGCAAAAATTACCGGAGTAAAAGGAATTTGATTCCTTAACAGCACATTGGCAATAAATTCACTATCCAGTCCGCCGCTGAGTGCTAAAAAAATATTTTTATGTTGTTGATAAATTGCGTGTGCAGTATAATCGGCAGCGTCCTGGAACGACATCAATCCAGCTGGTTTGGAAAGATTAAACTTTAAGGTAAATTCATTATGATCTTCCAGCTGAGTATTGTGTTCAGTTTGATACCAATTATTGTGTCCTGGCATTGTGGTTGTTCCTGTAGTTTTTTAGTCTTAACTTTGACTCTAAATACTGTTCAAAGTGAACCCAACCATCTTTGGTAAGGAATCCCCATTCTCTCTGATGCAAGCCGGGTATGAACAAGGTCCAGCAGGTGACGCCGGGATCTAATTCTACCCTGTGGTATTGACTGGCTCTGGCCCAACGAAAACTACCGGGACCATGCCATTTACATACCTCGCTGATTTTTTGACCATTGTCGTCGAATATAGGAGTCCATTCATAGTATCCGCCTCGTAAGATAAGAGTGGCATAGGGCCATGGATGATCATGCACATCGTCCGGATCTGATTTTAAAAACTTGTGCAAGAATACATTGAATGGAAAATGTTTACGAGTGTTGAACAACAGGTAATAACGTTCTAAATATGGTTCATTGCTTTCACGATCCATGATAATGCGTTTGCGACCACATTGTTCTAACAAATTTAAAAACCAACTCATTGTGTATCCTTTACAAAGTCGGCAACTGCATGTGCTGTTTTGTCGTACGCACCTTGCATCATATGATATCCGTTTTCACACGGATTCCCGAATGTGGTAACATCACTATCTACTGCAACGAATCTGGTCAAATGACTGTTGATTTTTTGTACACGAGCAAAATTTCTCTGTGCTTCTCCAAATGGAGTGGCGCGACATCCATCTTTGACGTGATGCACAAACAATACTGGAATCTCCGGGCTACGATCAAATTGTGCAACATCTCGGGCGCCGCTTAGTACAATACCTTTGATTAAATTTGTTTCTTTTTGTTTTTCCAGGCGTCTCATAAATGCAGTAATACTAAAAGAGCCATTACTATGCCCCATGAGCCAAATTTGGTGAGTCTTTTTATAGTGCCTTACAACTGCTTCAATTCGATCAAGGTGATCTTTGGTATCTCTCATCGCTGGATACCAAGATCCCGGATTATCCAGCAAAGGATACGGACTAGCTATACTTACAACATCTGCCCTACTCAAATCTGAAATAGATTTCAACACATTGGCATAACCGCGAACTTCAGTTGGTGGTTCTTTAAGCACAGTAAACGTGCCATCACCCCCTGATATAAATATCACCATATGCGTTGAGTTGGGCTGTATGCGATGTACTACTTCTGTCGGAACTCTATACAGAGAACCTGCAGGAGCATCAAACTTTTCAGCTTGGTAGGCATGTGCAACGCCAGTTATTAATAGAAGTATTAGTAGGAATTTTTTCATACACTCAGTATAACAATGATCGTCTTTTAGATCAAATCAACGCGGTGCAAAGTCTTGTTGCAGTTTGATATTGTCCATGAACTCTTTCTTAACGCCTGCGTCGTCTTTGAAAGCACCGCGGAGTACCGTGGTCTGAGTCAGACTTGAGTGTGCCATAATGCCACGATTCTCACAACATCCGTGTACTGCCTGTATATAAACACCTACGTTTTCGCTATCTGTGGCCTTTTGGATTTCCCGAGCAATATCAATACAAAGTTCCTCCTGGAGAGTACCTCGTCTAGCACACCATTGTGCAATGCGTGTATATTTTGATAAGCCAATAAGTTTATTAGCGGCCAAAATGCCAATATAAGCAACACCAGTGACAGGTTGGTGATGATGGCTACACATACTGCGAAGCTCACTGCGAACAACCAACATGCCTTCGTAGCGGTCCTGCGAGTCATTTGGAAATGCTGTTGCGTCTGGTTCTGGTTCATATCTTCCTGCCATTATTTCGTTGAAGTACATTTTGGCCAAGCGTCTTGCTGTGCCTTTAGAGTTGGGATCATTCTCACGATCAATGAGCAATCGATCAAGTACGGTTTCAAATGCCTCTGCGGCCTCATCAATCAATTGGTCTTTGACTTCTTGATCTACATAGTCACTGATGTTGTCTCCGGCCCAAAATCTTTTGCCATCTCGTTTCATTTTAAAACGAATGGCATCTCCTAAGTAGCCTTCTTCGTAGTCTTTATCATCAACAAAGTTATCTGGTGGTAATGTCAATTTATTTTCTCCAAGTAGCGTATTATAAAATATTTAAGAGGTAAAGTCAACGGTTCTCAAGTCCGGATATTGATGATATTTAGGTTCGGGATCCGCCTGTGGTAATTTTTCTATACCCAATCGACAGGTCTCTAGTGTTGGGCAATAGTGATAACCTTCACCAAATGTCTGTTGTCGTTCCCAAGGAGAGACCAATAAGTCTCTACCATCACTACGCATTAGACTCAGTTCGCGATACTGTGTGTACGAGTCGGTCAGTATGGCACCGGCCTTGCCTATACTAAGTGGTTTGCCATGTCCAAAGCTCAAGCATTGCATTTGTCCTGCACGATACATACCACGTCGAAGTAGCCTGGCACTGTCCCAAATGTTGGTGCCCATAAAGTTGTACTCGCCCTCGGTCTGCCAGTAGTCGGACCTTAGGGTATAGTGTACACCCAGTTGTCGCATCAGTTGTGGTATGCTGATGTAGGTAAATGCCGAAAACTCACAGGAGGTGATCCTGTTGAATCTAAAGCATAGTTCTATGGCATGTGTGCATCCGTCTGTGACCACCACATACGGAGCTCCGGTATATTCCGCCAATGCAGATTCAAATCGAAATAGATCGTCAAACATCAATTAAAAGTGGTCCCTGGTGCGGTGTAGATGCTGATGTTGCCACCGCATGCGGTCAGACACGCATCTCTTGCGGCAGTATAAGCGCCTGGGTTATTGACCAAAATACTGGTCAAGTTGGTGTTGCCTTCTGTGTAGAGTCTGGACATTATGATTGGTTGTCCGCGCAAGTTCAAACTGGTCAAAGTTGTGTTGTTGTTCAATATTGCGTAAGACAGCACGGTATTCAGTCTGAGATCAAGCGCGGTAAATCGATTATAACTGGCCCACAGCTCTTGTAAAGCTGTGTTCTTGCTAAGGTCGATGGTGGTCAAGTTGTTGCCGGTGATATAAATTCTTTGCAGTTTAGCATTGTTGCTAAAGTCCAGGTTGGTGAATCCACGGATAGTGGTGCCGTTGGCAGTGGTATAGGGCAGTACACCGTCGTTGCCTTGCTGGAAGTCAACTTCTTCCAGATTGGCGAGATTGGCGAGATTAACAAACGTAAGACCAGATTCCGACAATCCTAGCATTTTTAGTTTTGTTAAACTACTCACATCCAATGATGTAACAGGTGCCTGCCACAGGCTTAGAAACTGTAGATTTTTCATATTACTGAAATTGAAATTTGTGGCCTGTTGGTTATCAATCCACAATGCTCTAAGACTTTTGAAGTTTTCTAATCCGGTTACATCTGTGATCAAGTTGGTGGTGCCTGTGGCATACGCATATCCGTTATCGGAAAATATACTGCTAAAAGTTGATCCGCTGGCAGTGGTTGGGTTGTAGTAGTCTCTACGTATACTTAATTGTGTCACTCCGGAAATGTTGCTGGTTAGCACACGCCCGTCCACAACATCATCTAGGCCCATAGCAACCAACGCTCGCTCAAAATTGGCATCGGCAATAGTGGTCCAGGTTGGCAGTACTATATCTGCGACCGAGTTTGACGACGAAGAAGAGGAAGAGGTATTGGCATTATCTGCGGCGTTCCCGCCACCGCCACCACCACCGCATGCGGTTAATGCTAAAGTTAACAAAAATGACCCCAGTTTATACATGATGGCCCTAATAGAGTTGAAGATATCATATTATAATATATTCTCCTTTTACGGTCAAGCGGGGCCACTTTGTTACTATTTAGTGTACCATTTATATGCAGAATCGACGATGGTTGCAATATTGCTATACTTGGCCTCCCAACCTAGTAGGTTTTTGGCCTGAGTGGCATCGGCCACAAGTGCATCTGGATCGCCATCCCGCCGCGGTCCGTAATTGACAAATGGTAGTCCGTATCGTTTAAACACATAATCAACAATCTGTTTATTACTTATACCTTCTCGAGTGCCAAGATTTAATACATAGGCACCTGGTTGCGGATAGTCATCCAGCATGTAGTTCACGCCCAAGATGTGTGCCTGTGCAAGATCCCATACATGCACATAATCTCGAACACAGGTACCATCGTCGGTATCGTAGTCGTCACCGTTGATGGTAAATGCACGATTGGCCATGCTGGCTTCTAGCGCACGAGCAACTATATGTGTAGCGCCGGGTTCTTGACCAAGATCGAAATTAAAGGGCTCTGCTCCGGCCGCATTGAAATACCTGAAACACATGCTGTGTATATTGTATGCCTTGAAATAATCATCCAAGATGCGTTCGGTCATGGCCTTGGTGGCACCATAAGGACTAATGGGTTGTATATCACTGCCCTCGTCTGTGGGCCAGGTGTCGGGAGTACCGTAAACACTGGCACTGCTACTAAACAGGACAATAGGTCGTTTAGGCATGTGTCTGACAACATTCAACATGGCAATAGTTTTAACTATGTTGTTGGTATAGTATTCTGCCGGATCAGTCATGCTGGGTCCAACCAAACTGGTGCCAGCACAATGCACAACAACATCAGGTTCTAGGTTAACAATCAGCGACAATGCCTCGTCGCTGGCAAAGTCAGCAATTAGATATCCATCAATGTCTTTGAGCGTATGATCTCGTCGAACTTGATCGATGATGTTTACACTATCACCGTTTTGTTGAAATGCTCGTGCCACATGGCTACCTATGTAGCCACATCCACCTGTTACAATGATCTTTCGATTCATTATTTTGCTTTAGCGGCCACTCTTGCGTTCTTGGTTTCAGTAATTTCATTACGGCGGGCTTTCACTGCCTTGCCCAGTTCTGCCAGGGCCTTGCGAGCACGGGTACCTGCGGCATTGTTGCCTGCTTCAAACTTGGCACTCTCTGCAAGATATGCGTCGAAATGTTCTTGTAAATTTGTCATTTTATTTTCCTTTGTTAAATGATTATCGATCAACTGTTTAATACTTTGGCCACGCTGTTCATAACACTGGCAATACGCCCAATGTCACGAAGTTGTTCTACGGTGTAGCCTTCTGTCTTGAGTGTTTCGTAATGTGCTTTCACACAGAAGTGACACTTGCCTACAATACTTGCGGCCAAACTAAATGCTTCGAAGTTTGACTTGGTAGTTCCACCGTGACTTGCAATGGCGTTCATGCGTAACTGTGCTGGCAATCCTTTTAGACTAGCATCGTCGGCCATTTCAACATATGGATACCAAACGTTGTTCTGGGCCATGATGCTTGCGGCTGTCATTGCTGATTCGGCATGTACAGGTGCATCTGCCAACAAAATACTCAATACTTTGCCGTTGCCAGTTGCGGCCAGTGCGGCCACAGCACAACCCATGGCCACATCAGCATCCAGGGTGCTACGCACGAGAACAGCGTCCAAGTTTAGCCTGGTGTCCTTTGCGTAGTCGGGCAACGCACCTTTAACTGCGTCAATGAATGCCATTATAGTGTGTCTCCACCTACTGTACGGTTACATGCACATAGTTCGCCAGTTTGCAATGCGTCAAGAATACGCAGGGTTTCTTCTGGTGAGCGACCCACATTCAAGTTGTTCACAGTCACATGCTGGATAACATTGTCTGGATCAACGATGAAGGTGGCACGTAGTGCGGCACCTGCTGGCGCATAGAATACACCAAGTTGTTCAATCAAGCTCAACTCACCACGCTGTGTATCAGCAAACTGATTGTGTGTGATCTTTTGCAAGTCTGAGTGTGCCTTTTGCCAGCTAACTTTGCAGAACTCGTTGTCTGTTGAACCTGTGAGCAAGATGGCGTCACGGTCGGCAAAGTCTTGTGCCAACTTGTCGTAGGCTACGATTTCTGTAGGGCAAACGAATGTAAAGTCTTTTGGATAGTAAACGATTACTTTCCACTTACCAGCAAAACTTTCATCTGTAATGTCGAAGAAAGCATCTTCTGGTTGCCCTGGCTTAACACCAGTTACTACGAATTTTTCTAATTTATCACCAACTGTTTTCATTTTTACTCCTTTATATTAAATGATTACTTTTTTTCTAAACTCTGTTCTGTTGCAGTAGCAACAATACGCTCCAATGCCACAGTAGGATCCCACTCTTGGCAATACTTTGCACGATTGGCACGACCTTCTTTGGTGTCGGGATTGTAATCAATCCAAGTAAATTCAGTACCATCACACTCGGGACAATGGTCCGTATAGTCATCGTCGGTACGACGCTCTTCACCCCGACCAACCCAACCGCACTTTTTGTTGTCACAGGCAACATCTACTGGTTCTGGTGGTTGATTGACCCACGAACCAGTATCCCAGTTGTATCCTGACCAAGTTAGAACTTCTCCGGTGATGGGATTAAACTTACCGTATTCCCATTCCCCAAACTGTGTACCATCCCAATATGCTGAGCCGTATGTTGTGCCAAAGTGTTGCCATGTGCAACTGTAGTAGCCGGGCAAGGTGGGTTTAACCTTCTTGAACTTGAATGTTTCGGATCGTTCCCAAGTGCTGGGACTTGCGCCATGCGGAGGATGACCCCAGTCTTTTTCTTCTGGAGCATAAGTTTCCCAGGTGTTGCTGTCTTTCACAAGATACATTCCAAAGTCCGAACTCTTGCCATCTGTGCTACCACCCCAGTTATCAATGTCTTCATCATCATAGATCACACTATTGACCAGTTCTTCACCGTCGATGTCATCGTAACCCAAGGTCAGTTTGGTAATGTCAAACGGTTGGGTGAGATTGATTTCACCTTCAAAGAATGTGCCTTTTTCGTTGCTGGTACCAATGAACACCACTGTGCCTGCAGGCTTGCTACCGACCCAGGCTTCGTCATTGCATGACCATTCAGGACCATCGTCGGTGCCGCCATCTATGTTTTCTAATCGCTGTTCATATATGACTTCACCGTTTTCATCTTCAATCTGTAAGGTGCCGGCATTACGGCTAACACCATGAGTGTGTACCATGTCATCACATTCGTACCATGAACCTGGGGGAAACGGCAACTGATCTACATCCAAGCCCATTTCATCTTGAACAGTTTCTTCATCGCTCCAGGCAATGTCAGACAGGTCAACTTGATGCTCCATGCAGTAGTCCCATACTGCTCGGTCCACTGTGCCCATAACTTTTTCGCCACCGTAGCCCCACAGGCTAATCTTGTAGGTTCTTGGTGTGAACTTGAGAGTTGCTAGTAACTGCTCGTGTTCGGGGTTCGCTACTTCAACCGGTTCGGTTTTTTGTTTTTTAGCCATTACAACTCCTTAATACTTTGATTCATGTGTATGCCGACGATAGTCTGTGCTCATACGCCGCCACTGCTCGCCTGAGCCTTCCATGATGTCACAGATACGATCAATAGTGCCATCAGTCCAGTTGCTGATACCGCCCATACGGCCATGTGGCTTGACCAACAACGGCATCAACTTGCGGATGGCATCGTCTATGCTCCAAGGGACATAGAGTCTGTCAGGATCATTGGCAAAAGATTCAGGGAAGCTACGATAGGCAGGATACAGTACATTCGATCCCAGAGTGTCAGCTTCTGAGACGGTGTTTGAAACCCAATCTTGTAAAGCACAATTAAATAACACCCTAGTATCGTTGAGCAAAGCATAGTAATCATTTTTAGACAAGTCCTCGTATATGGTCAACAGCCCGCGAGCTTGTAGGTCTCGGGTACGGGCCATGTAACTGTCGTTGTTGCTTTTTAGTTTTGCACCCGAGAAGAAGGCAAACTCTACGCGATTGTTTGGGTCAAGGCCATTGGCATCATGTCGACGATTCCATTCTTCAATCAAGTCCATGTAGAAGTCTGGTTGCTTTTCTTGATCCCATCGAGCCGCAAAGCCCACACGCATGGCACGTTGTTCAAATGGTCGCAGTTCACCTGGTACACGAGCACGGACTTCCGCTTTGCCGAACGCCAGTCCGGAGATGTTGTATACGGGGGCTTCCCAGCCTGCAATTTTCATGTGCATGACCATCTCTTCGTTACTGGCCAACACACCAGTTACAAACGAATCAACCATCTTTTCATACAGGCCCATCCACCGGCTCATGCCCCATACATGGACAAAATCGTCGGGGTCGATTGACTGAGCCAAACACCTAACAAAAATGCGAGGGCGTAAATGACTTGGAACTTGATTGATGATGTACGGTAGTGATTCAATTCCGGGCTGAAACATGTCTTCAAAATAGACGACATCTTCATTTGTAACTTCTCCTGCTTTCATCATCTTGACCAGATTCATCAGTTGACTCATACCAAAGTATGTGCGTCCATGTGCATCTAACACCTGCCCTGTTACAATGGCTTGATCCGTGGTCAGTGTGTCGCCGGGCACCAACACATAGTCGATGCCACGGCGACGAAATACTGCTTCATTCCAGTCTTGTAACTGTAGAGTATAACGGGCTTTGTAGGGCTCCAGGCCCATGTAGAATAGTTTACGCACGATACTTCCAATTGGTGTTACGCTCACGTGGTTTCCAGTCTCGGCGTGGTTCCTTGGGATAAGGACTCCAGTTGTTTTTAGGAATCTTTCCTGCTTTGACTCGTTGCCATTCACCCCATGGCGTTTTTTCGTTGCCTAAATGACTTTCGTCGTACACATAACCCTGACGTTTGCAAAACTCCAGATACTCATCCAGCTCGTTGAAAAGAAAGTCAACTTCGGGTCTCATACGAAGATATTTTTTAAGCCAATCTTGCGACATTATATTTCCTTAAATAACAATTGAAAGGTTTGGACGGGTAAGGTTGTAGTTGATGACGCATCCGTTTTCACCGTCCTCGGATACTTCAATTGTGACATTACGACCAGGGTAACGTCCTGCAATTTGTACATACAAGTCATCTGCCATCATTTCGCAACTCTTGTAGTCTAGTGCTAGTATAGCATCTTTATATAAATTTTCCAACCAGCGTTTGAATTGAATAAACTCAATATCGCGGTCATTGTGGAACACATCAATTGCCACACGAAAGTGGAATATGTGTCTATGCGGTGTGCCCAAAAAGCTGACATCATATGCATCTCCTGTGGCCAACATGGGATCAGTTGCCGCGGCAGGGTAGCAGTGGATGCCTTCCTTTTGAAATGTTACAAAGATTGTGCGCGGTGCCGCCGCCTTAATTCGCTCTACAGTTTCTCTTGCTTCTTGGTTCATATTATTCCTGTGTATAAAGAGTTGATAATGTGCTGGTAGATATAGTTTCCATCTTTTTCATTGCACCATCGCTGACCCTGAAAGAGTATGATGATTTAGTGCCCTTTTTCTTTTCCAAGTAACCCCACTTACTGCCGTAGATGGTATCGCTCTTATCTCCACTTGCTAATTTTTTACGACATTCCTCATACGCATGTTTGAGATCAGCCTGTATATAGGGATTTGAAAAATCGTATATTTTGTTTTCTATTACAACATCATTTTCTGTTTTAATACGATACTGTTGTTGAGTTTTTTTAAATACCAAAGAATCTTCATAGTCGGTGTTGATGTATACCTTGGCCTTTGATGTGGCAATGGTATGCGGACTTGTTGCTTCCACTGCTCGTGTTTTTATTTCTACCTGTTCATTTGGCATGTCAACTCCAGCACCTTTTGATAATTTATATCCACGGTCTTGCATTTTTTGTTCTGCTGTTCGGCCACTGGCCCCACCAAACCTTGTACCAAGATTTTCGCCTCTAAGATCTCCTTTGGTGAGCCGTATCACTTTTGCTTTGTTCATAGTGTTTTGTCTTTGGTGTATTGTGACCATTCAGTAAATACCTTACGGTCTAACAGGTCATGCAGTTGATGACACCACACCCCGGGATTGGTAGACTTAAAATCCTTGTCGTCGAGTTTGACTGTGGCATTGTATCCCAACTGCATGATATAAGGCAACTTAACCGAAACCATGGGAATAAAGTTGTGATATTCAACAAAGCCGGCTTCAAGCAAGCCCTCGGTACAGGTGACATCAATGTCCAGTGTACACAGATAGCCTCGTTCCAGGAACGCATAGATCATCATTTCCCATTTGGCCCATTCGCCACCGTCGTTCACTGCCAAGTTGGGGAAACTTTGGTTAGCACCAAAATAGATATGTTCAATGTGTTTGGTCTTGTCTTCATAAGCGGCAAAATCATCAATCCAGTCTTGTATTTCTTGTACATCCTGTACACCCACAACAAACAAGGTTTTTTTGCCCAATGCAGGTGTGTGTTCTACTTCCACGCCAGTGAAGAATTTTGCTTCTTCGTGTCCAGCTCTAATCATTTGCTTCATCCTGAAGTTGTTGCTTTAGTTTAGCAATTTCGTCTTTGAAGTGCAACCTCTTTTTCTTCAATTCAGCAATCTGTTTGTCCGAAAATGTTCCGGTACGTTCCATTTGATCTATTTGTTTGTCTAGTGCATGGTGCATTTCTTCTAGGTGTGCGATTCGATTTTTGATCATCGTTGTCCTTCCAAGTTGTCTAGTGCTGTTTGGTCAAATTCAGTTTCGTCATCGTTGGCTTCTGGTTCGTCTACGGAGAACAATGAGTTGAACATGGTGTTGGAGTTTTTGGCTTTCTTGCCTTTGAATCCACGTGTGCC